AGGATATGCTCCACAAGCCCTTTTGGAATACATTATGACACTCGCGGATTCTAGCTATGAAGACTGGCAAAGAGCGCATGAGGATCAGACTTTTTTGGATTTTCAGTTTTCACTTGAGAAGATGAATGTCTCAGGAGCGCTTTTTGACTTCGTAAAGCTCCAGAATATCAATAACGGCTACCTTTCCAAGCTCAGCACTGCAGAACTCTATGAACAGGGACTCGCTTGGGCAAAGGACTATCACAAGGAGCTTGCCGAGCTGATGGAAAAACACGCCGACTATACCAAAGCCGCACTGAACATTGAGAGGCACACGGAAAAAGACCCGAAGAGGTTTACTCTTTATAGTGATATTGAAAAAAATATCCTCTTTTTCTACGATGAGAAGCGAACTGAAATTAAAAAATCAAAACCTGACTTCCCAGAGCAGATTCCTCTTGAGACTTGGAAAGCCTTTGCAGACGATTATGCGGAAAACTTCAGCTTAGATGGCGAGGTAACTGACCGATTTGATCAGCTTAAACTGATTGGAAAGAAATATGGTTTCGCAGGAAATAATGCAGAATTTAAGGAAGGAAATTTTATCGGAAAAGTCGGAGATTTAGCAATGTTTCTCAGGATTCAGCTCTGCTGAGCGAAGCAGACTCCAGACCTCTTTTCTGTCATGAAAGTCATGGGAAAAGAAAGAGTAAAAGAGAGGATTTTAGATTTGTAGAAATCTTCTACCGTTATTTGCTTAGATTTTCTTCTCAATGAAGTCTGTATTTAGATATTTTTTAGTATAATGACGACTAAATTTATTCCTCCAAGTAGAAAAAAACAGCGACAACTATCCTTGATCTTGGGAGCTCTGACACTGCTATTATGAGGAATAGCACGATGGCTTTATGCAGAGTTTTCCAGGATAACTATTTCACTTTGGATTCTCTCAGGAGCTTCCTTATTTTTGCTTGTCTATAATATCGCAGATTTTACGTTCAATCCTCCAAATAAAAGAGGTTTATATCTAGATCAGGAGGGAATCTTATTTCAACAAACGCTTTTAGGACGCCAAATCGGGAAGATTTTATGGAAGGATATCACTGATATTCAAATCCAAAAGAATTCCCTCTGATTAAAGGCGATTTACCTTAGCTTGAAATCTCCTGATAAATATCTTGCAAAGGTATCTTCTCAAGAGACAAAAAAGCTGATCCTGCAACAAGGTTTTCCCGTTTCTGACAGTGAACTTGAAATTGATCTTGATGAGCTTTTTGATCGAATTCAATCCTATTTTCATCAGAAACGCTAATCTATTTCTACATTAAAGATAGGTAATTTTTACTCGTAAAAGGTAAAGTCATGAATAGCAATCCAAAACTCAAAGACCTTTACCAACTCATAACAGAGCTCCAGACCTTCAAACAGGGGAAAAATACAAATCAACGACAATATCTCTTCTCTAGGAGACAAAAAGCCCAAGTCGCAAAATTTATTACAGAACTCTATTATGAGCAAAAACATTGAGTACGGTACAACCTACAAGGAGTTGGTTGAGTTGATTCAACCGGCCGAGGTCGGGAAAACCTACTTACCACATGACCTAATTACCATTGAAGACCCTGAGCACGTTGAAGTGAATGGCGAAGGCAAGCGCATCCTAGTGCAGCTTAACAAAGAATTTACGTATAACGGCGAGCCTGTCAGCGCATTTGTGACAAACGGCTCCCTAGAGCAAAACGGTACTGGTGTCGCTTGGAAATTTGAAGGGAAAGAATAGGGGTGCTTATGCCAGGTTATGAACGACTAATTGTGCAAGTCTTTCTTTCTCTAATCCCTGTCATTGGACTTTATTTTTCAATGAAAGATAAAGCAACGAAGCAGGAGAATCGTCTCACGATTTTGGAGAAAGACATCGAGAATTTGCATGAATTCAAGACATCGGCTAATAAAAGGCTCGATAACCACGATGAACAGAATAAGGCTATCTTGGTCCTAGCCGAGCAGGTAAAATCGCTTGGCGAGGACGTGAGAGAGCTTAAAAGCTTGATTCAAAATAAACAACAATAAAAGGAGAAACTCAAAATGATTAACTGGAAATTGCGCTTGCAAAACAAAACAACTCTCATTGCTCTTTTTGGAGCAATCTTCCTTATGGCCCAACAATTCGGCCTTGAAATCCCCAAAAATATCCAGGACGGTGTGAACACATTCGTTTACATTCTTGTTTTGATTGGCGTTGTAAATGACCCAACAACTGCAGGAATTTCTGATAGCAAACGTGCTCTTGAATACTACGAACCAAGCGAAGATTAGGAGAGAATAATGAAGAAAAACGACTTATTCATCGATGTATCTAGCCACAATGGATACGATATTACAGGTATTTTGGCTGACATGGGTACACAGAATACTATTATCAAAGTTTCTGAAAGTACAAATTATCTAAATCCTTGCTTGTCTGCTCAAGTGGAGCAATCCAATCCTGTTGGATTTTATCACTTTGCTTGGTTTGGTGGTGACATCGAAGAAGCTGAGCGAGAGGCACGCTACTTCCTTGATAATGTCCCCCAAAAAGTAAAATACTTGTGTCTTGACTACGAAGATCACGCTAGCGGAGATAAACAGGCAAATACAGATGCTTGTATTTGTTTCATGAAAATCCTCAAAGAAAATGGCTACGAGCCAATCTATTACAGCTACAAGCCATTCACGCTTAATAATATTCATTATGAGCAGATTCTTGCAAAATTTCCAAATAGCCTTTGGATTGCCGGGTATGGGCTAAATGATGGAAATGCTGATTTTGAATACTTCCCATCCATGGACGGGATTCGCTGGTGGCAATACTCTTCAAATCCGTACGATAAAAACATTGTTTTACTAGATGATGAAGAAGCTAAAGCCAAATGGAAAAAGAATGATACCGGATGGTGGTATGAATATCCTGACGGATCTTATCCAAAAGAAGAATGGGAAAAGATCGATGGTACCTGGTACTACTTCAACGAGAGAGGTTATTCAATAGCTTCTAACTGGTTGAAAGACGATGGCAAGTGGTACTATCTCAAAGAAAATGGCGCAATGGCCGTTGGTTGGGTGCTTGTGAACGGTAAATGGTACTATCTTGATGTTTCAGGAGCAATGGTCACTGGCTGGGTTCAATACAAGGACAAACTATACCATCTCAAAGAAGAGAACGGCGAAATGTCTTCAAAAGAACTTGTCAAAGTCGAAGGTGGCTGGTACTATGTCAATGAGGACGGCAGTCGTTCAGACAAACCAGCATTTGATGTATTGCCTGATGGGCTAATTGTCACCACTAAATAATTTTTTTAAAAGATAGAAAGGAAATTTTCTAAAATATTGTTCTAATTGTTTCAACCGCAGGCATTTGCTTGCGGTTTTTTGTTTGTTCAAAATAGAAAAAGCAGTGACCGAAATCACTGCTTTAACCATTATAAAATATTTTAGAACTCTAATAAATCACTTTCAACAACAGCATTGAGAGCTAGAGATTTGCTTCCATAATCTTCAAAATCAATAGTGATTGTGCCGTCTTTGATTTCTGTTACTTTACCCACTCCAAATGTTGGATGTTTAACTGTTGAACCTACAACGTCTTTGTGAGACTCAATCCATTCCTTGACTTTCTCATTTCCTTCTTGATCCTGCAGAAGACCAGACTGTTTCATTAATTCAACCATCTCAAAATATCCATCTACAAATGTCTGTTTAAAATCTGATCCCATAGACAATTCTGAACGTTTTACAGGTTCGCCAAGCCCTAGCATTAGTTTAATAGCTTTCAAAATAACGTCATCAGGGACGTTGCGACTATCAAGCTGCCCGCCAACTGCGTCACCGTAAACACCGTAGAAATGGCCATCTTCGCCATCAAGACCGTAAATATCCATGATATTACTTGTGCCAAGATTACAATAAACTGCTCCATCTTCATTTACAATAGCATACGATACATCGCTATTTTTAATTTCTTCAAGTAGTTGTTTTGCGTTTTCCATTTCTAACTCCTCTGCATATTTTTGTAATTTTTCTGCTGTCAATAAAGACATTTTGTCCAAATTTGTTTTTCCACTTCTAAGGTCTGAGACTGTCGTCCAAGGCAAATCTGCCCCTTTAGCGATTGCGCTTGTGCTCTTTTTGCTTTTTAATACTTTTTCTATTTGCTTTCTCATCTTTTTGCCCTCTTAAATAAAAATAACTCAATAAAACGATCAGTATATTTATGATTAAAATTTCCATG